AAATAGACCACGCTGAATATAAATAGCGCGGTAAGCGAGTTCCCAATTGTTCGTCGGTTCAGCACAGATACAAAATTCCCGATGCTATAATCGATGATCGCTTATCGTCATTCAGCATCATCCTTTATTTCCAGTCATCCCCGATCCAAACCCATTCATTGTAAATACGATCTTTCGTACATACCCAAAGCCCCGAAACGCCATCGTTTGAATGTTTCGAAATTGCGACCGCGCTTGATGAAACCGCATCTACATAAGTGAAAGTCCGACCCCTTTGCATGTAAAAGTCAAAACTATCCGGATCATCGGCTAGAACGTCGTCTGGTGCCCGCGTCATAATGATAATTGTCCGGGAGCCGTTTTGGTTCCGGTGGACCATCCAGCGCACAATGTGGTCTCCCCAAAGCTGTGCGCCTTCCAACCGTCGAAGCTTCGGATCAAGTGGCGACGTATGCCACGACACATCGCCTGATACACTAGGATTTGTTTCCAAATCCTGAATGCAGTCATTGAATGCCATATCGTTAGTCGCTGCGCGGGCACTTGATACGACAAACCAATTCGAAACGCTAACAGCCAACGAACACGCTAATAAAACCCTAATCGGAGACCGGTTCACCATCGCCACGCACCTTAAAGCAATCAGCAGTTCAGCCTACAACCTTTACGCGAATTGCCTCAAAGCTTCAACCCTCATCCCACTTCAATCGCTTCCAATCAAAGTTCCGCCCATCAAGCACGCCAAAAATAATGAGATAACCAATCCGCTCCGCATCATCCAAACTGAACGCAACATCATACGGCACCCCGCACGAGACAAGATAAAGGCTATCCACAAGTGCCGGGTGCCGCGTCAGTTTCCCGCCGCTGCCACCACCTCTTCAAATGGTTGAGTGTCACTGACGGTGGAAACGGCGGCGATGCCCTTCGTTCCCAAGCGTTCCACCAACGACTCAACCGCCGCTTCGGTTGTCGGAAACGGGACCGGTACATCGTCAATCATGGACACCGCGCACGCCATGCTCGCGAGATCGACATAGGCTTCATTAAGCGATAGACTCGGCCCCAGCGCCTTATACAACCGCAACGTCTCCAAAACCCCCACCCGCCGCAGCGTCAACCGCCGCCCGGCCGCATCCGTAATCACCGTCTCCATCACACGCTCACCCGGCTCGATGCATAAAACGTCAACCTTTGCGCCACCGGCGCATCCCCCCGATACGCTCCGGCGGAAGCCAGCTTGAACACCACACCAGTAAACTGATACGTCGATGTCGACCCATCCGGTTCGTTAACATATTGATACAACGTGCCCGCGGGGATCGACTTTCCGGCAAGGTAGGCCTGCTCGATCGCCGCAATAAAATCATCCGCCGCGGAAGATCCGCGATCCAACGAAAAATTCCCGCTCCACCCCTTTGGCAACTCCGCCCCCAGCTGCACGCCATCCAACCGGTCCACCCGGATCGCCGCCGTCACCTGGTTCGCCTCAAACCCCGTCACATGCGCCAAATCCACCCGCCCAAACGGCCCCATCACCACCAGCGTGCAATCACTGCCGATCGAAAACGTATTATATGGCATTCAAATAACTCCCCGTTAGGCGGCAGCGGATTGCACAGTCACCTGCACCGTCTGCCCGCCCTGCACATTTACAATGAACTTTTCGTTGATCGCCTGATACTGCACCTGGCAATCCGCCTGCACATACCCCAGCCCGGTGCGTGACGCCGGATTGTTGGACGTATCGCACACAACCGCAAACGGCAGCGCCCCATCCGTGCTGCCCAGCAGCCCCTGGCTCAACAACCCGTTCAAAAACGCCAGCAGCGTGGAACGAATATTCTGAAACAACGTCGCATTCACCAACTGCCCCACATAAATCCCCATTCCGCTCGAAAGCGTCGCGGCAATATAATTCGTAAGCCGCGTGTAATTATCGCCATTGGTCGCGGCGTTGGAGGATGAATTATGCCCCGCCCGCACGCCCCAAAAGGCACCCCCCGGTTGCGGATTCGCAATCACGTCGATCCCCGCCGAAATCAGCGTCGACAAATCCGCCGCCGCATAGGTCGAAGCCGTCCCCGCCCCCGGCTGCCCAGATTTCTGCGTCCCCGTCACGCCATAAATCGGCTTGTTGAGCGATGATTGCTCCGGCGACAAATTCGCGAGCCGCCCGGCCACAAATCCCTGTGGTGAAACCAGCCGTGTGGTCGCGTTCGCTTGGTCGTACCAATACACCCAATCGCCAAACATCAATTTGGCTACGTAACTATCAACCCCCGCCGTCGCCTTCGTCGCCACTGCATTGCTGATGGTATCGCCCGCCGGCCCGGTCAAAATCATGTAGACGCCTTCGGAAAGCCCGAACGCCACCTGCACGCTCCACTGCGTGGCATCATCGGCATCCGCGAGCAGCGCAATCGCGCATCCCTGCCCGCGCAGCGCATACATGCCGGACCGCGGCACGGTATCGGCCCCCACCAGCATCGCCGCATCCAGCCCGCTCGCGCCATCGCTGCCCGGCGTGCCCCCACTGAAATTAAACGCCCCCACACTGGGGCTGGCGGAAGTCCCCAAACTCGTCGCCACCACCAGGGCAGATGGCCCGCGCAGCGCCCCGCTCCCGTTATTCACCGCATGAACCAAATTCGTCCAAAACGCCGCGCCTGTCCCGGTGATATTATCAAACACCTCCGGCGTCAGCCCCGGCAACACCACCGTCACCCGCCAGGAATTGGCGGCGGACCCGGCGGACAGCGACACCGTCAGCTGGTTGCCAAGCGTGCCAGTGTACAAAGCGGTAAACGTCACCGCGCCAAGCACGGAAAGTGCCGCCGCGGTATCCGTCCCATCCGTCACGCGCACGCAACGGAAATTCGCCGCCCCCTGCTGGACCGCCGTCGCCATCTGCGTGCCCATATCATATTTGCGCGCCATCACCGGCCCAAATGCGGCGGCATAATCGCTCATGCTCCCGCAAATCACCGGCTCATTCACCGGCCCCCAGCTGGCGGAACCCACAATACCCAAAATATCCGTCGGCACGCCATTCAATAACAGGCTCTGCGGCGCCACAATCTGCACATACAAATCGGGCACAATCAGCGCGGTCGTGTTGATCGCGCCATGGCTGAATACCGGCATGTCTTAACCCTCCTGCGTGCGCACGCGCACCACAAAATTTCTTTCCGCACCGGCCAGAATTTTCGTAACCAGGCTGGCATCGGTAATCACGTCCCCGCGCTGGTAACCGCCAAACGGCTTCAGCACGACCAGATGAAATGTCATGGCTCTTCCTTTAACTTGTCAGATTTTCAACAAACACCGCATCAGCCGTAAACGCCGCCGTGCCAAACAGCATCGCCGGCGTTATCTGCGCCAGCGTCGTCGGATACTCCGCGCTATAGGTCATATCCCGCCGGTACAGCACCGCATCCGCCGAATCATCGCGCGTCTGCGTTCCGGCAAAAATCAGCCGCGCCGCGCTGCCATCCGCCAGCGCGATAAACTTCATCGCCGCCAGCCCCTGGTCAATCACCGGCGCCACCGCGTCCCGCGCCGCCGGGCTCGGGCACCACAGGCTAATGTTAAAATCCTGAACCTGGCGCTTGATCTCCTGCAGCGCCCCGGCGCCACTCACCACCCGCGCGATAAACTGTTGCGCATTCGGCACGGTAATCGTGCTGCCGGCATAAACCACCACCCAGCCCGCCGCGCGCAACAGCGCCGCCAGATTGCTCGCCACCGTCGCCGGCGTATCGCTCGCCTGCACGGCATAGGGGAACAGCGCGCCATTCACCGCCACGCCGGCCAGCTGCCCCACCGCGCAAGCGCCGGAAAATGTCGCTGTCCGCGCCCCCACCGTCACCACAAGGCTCGCCGGCACCGGCGCCACCGGCCGCCACACGCGCGGATACCGCGTCACATTTTTAACCCCATCCGCCGCGGCGACAGACACATGCACAACCCCCGCCGCCAAATCAGCATCCAATGTCGGCCCGGCCGGAAACCCGCGATACACCCGGCACGTAAATCCCACCGCACTCGCCGCACCCGTCCCATCCGGATACAAAGCATTCGCCGCCAGCGCCGCCAGCGCCATCTCCACATCCGCCTGGTCCGCCATCAGCTCACCGCCTGCACCATGTTAAGCCGCCAAACGCCGCTTAATTGCTCGACAGCAGTGATCACAAACCGCTCGGCCCGCTCATTGGTAACAATATCCGCCACGCGCGGCTGCACACACGGCACCGCAGGCAATAACGCCGTAAACCCCGGAACCTTCGTATCATCCGGCAAACCCGCCCGCGTCCGGTCATCCACACCGCCCACCAGCAAGCTCGCCGGAAATCCCGCCAGCAAAACGTTCTGCGTGCTCGGCAATACAGCACCATACGCATTCAACCCCGCGAGCATCGGCGCCGCCGCCCGGCTCACGCTCACCACCGCATTCGTCATCACCACCAGCATCGGCTTCGGCGGCTCAATCGCGGCCACAAACACCGTGCCCTCCGGCCCCGCCAGATAATCCCCCACGCGCAGATAGCTCCAATCCGCCCAGGCCTGGCGGAACGGCACGCCAAACCCGCTCGGCGCGCCAACGCTCCCACCCGGCAGCACAAACGCCACAGGCAGGCGCAAGAACCGCCGCATCGGGTCCACCGGCATCTCCGGCCCATCCGGCCGATACGCGTCATGCACAAACCCCACGCGCCGCGCCGCGCACCCGGCGCCGTAAGACAGCCGGTCCGCCAGCCTCACACCATCCATCTCTTCACACCAGCAGGGTTATGCCGGCTTGCTCCAAAGCCGGTCCCGGCGGCACGCCCAAAAACCCGCACAACCGCCGCCGCCAGCCATCAAACAACGCCGTCCGGTCGCGCAATTCATCGGCATTATGCGTCCACGCCGCCGCACTTTCGGTATCCAAATTCTCGGATGTCGGCGGCACCGCCGCCTCCAACGTGTTCAGCGTCGCCAGATACTGCAACGTCACCGCAATCTCCGCCGGCGCCAGATTGTTCATCCGGTATTCCAGCGTCCCGTAAGCCTGGAAAAACCGCCAGGAATTAACCCCCGCCGCCCCGGCGCCATAGGCCGGATACCCGCAAAACCGCCGGATATCCGTCTTCTGCGCGTCCGTGAAAGAAGCCGGTATCGTCGCTGACATCAGTACGTATCCCCATCACCCAGCGTGAAATAAACCGTACCGGTTCCAGAACTAAGTACCGCCGCCGCGTAACTCACAAACGGCCCGCCATCCACCAGCATCCGCGCCCCCGCCGGCACCGGCGTGTCGGTGGTCACCGCCGTCAGCCCGGCCGCCGCCCCCAGCCGAAAAAACGCCGTTGCGCCGCTCGCATTATAAACCAGCACCGCCTGCCCGCCGCCCGATAATTTCACGGCGGCCGAGGTGACGGACGCCGCAACACTCGCCGTACCCGCCGGGCGGAACGGTTGGGTTGACCCACTTGCCATGTCCGCGTCTCCTTAACCGATATGTTCCAGCATCACCGCCCGCTTGTAATTCGCATTCGTCGCGGTCGGCACGGTCAGCGGCGTCGTCGTGGTGTCGGACGGCGCACAAAACCCACCAATCCAATACCAGCTCTGCGCAATGATCTGCTGCAGCCGGTCAATCGGCTCGCGCGTCACCATCGCCACGTTATCAATCACATTCACCAGGCTGTCTTTCGGCGCCACATCATCCGCCGCCATGCCCGCAAAATCGCCCTCGATCAGCGCGCCCTGCCCGCAAACAATCGGCCGCCGCACATAAAGATTCTGGAACGTCGGATGCGCCTGCACATAGGCTTCCGTCGTCGTAATAAACCGCAGCCCCAGAAAATCACTCACCATCCCCTGCCGGAACACCGGATTGGATGATGTCGCGCCCTGGAACAACTGCTTGAAATCCGGATCGGCAAACAACTGCCTGGCCGATACCGGATCGAGGTAACAATTATACACCCCATCCACCAACGGCACCGCATTGCGCCGCAAAAGTGCCACCGCATCGAGCAAATTGCCCATGCTCAACGTGTCGGTGGCCTGCAACGCCGCCGTGGTCGCCCGATTCGCCGGCCGCACAATGGAACTCGCCGTCGCCGCCTGCACCGCATTGCCGGCCGTCCCATCCGCGACCGTCACATTGCTCGCAAACAGCAACTGCCCGGAAATCCCTCCCGGCGCCACGGATGCGGTGATCGCATCCGGCGTCACGCCGACAATCTCATAAAGGTCGCCGCCCACCGTCGCGGCCAGCGGATACGCGGCGGAAACCGGCTGCTGCACCCCGTTCGAAAACACCGTCTGAAACCCGCGAACATCATCAACCTGCACGCTCGGCCCGGCACTGGTCAGCGTCGCCGTCACCCGTGTATTGCCGCCAAAATACGGCGCAAACAGCGCATTGCGCGCCAATTCATCCAGACTGCGCGCCGCCTGCTCGCCATTCGTCGCGGCGTTCTGCAAAAACTGCGTCGCAATTCCCACACGGCTGGTCACCATGTTCAAATCCTGCGTTGCCGCGTAGAAATTGAGCGAGATCGTATACTGCTCCACGCCCCAGCTCGTCGGCACCAACCCGTTATCCAAATTGGTGTTGTTCTGCGCCGCCAGCGGCGTCGTCACACTCGGCTTCAGCCCAGCCCGCGTCTTCGTCAGCGTCTCGCCAATCCCAACCGCAAACTCCTCCCGGTCGGCAATCAGCCGATAGCCAAGGCGCGACTTCAGCGCCATCTCAAACTCGCGGTCGAGAAACCCCTGCTGAATGATCGGCTGCAGCGCCGCCGGAAAATTTTGTATGCCCATACCCAAAACCCCTCTTACCGTTAAAATAACTAACAGCCTCAAGCACAAAAAGCCCTACCGTCGCCGCAACAACGCCGCCCTGGCCGCCACCCACTCTTCATGGCTCAACTCGCTCGCATGCCGCGTCCGCGGCGGCTCCGGCCGCGGCGGCATCGCGGCGGCCGAAGATGACGCACCGCCCCCAAACAGCCACGGCTTCGCGCGTTTCAACTTCGCCAGAATCGCCCCGGCATCCGCTACCTCGCCCTGCTCATTCAACCGCAAATCCGCGGTATCCAGCAGCTTCAACCCATCCAGATCGACCATCCCGGCCCGCACCGCCTCAGCCTTCAACTCCGCCCGGATCAACCTGGCATCCGCCTCGGCCTGCACGCGGTTCAACGCCGCCTCCGCCGTCTCCGCGCGGATCTGCCACTGCTCGCTCTGCTCTGCTTTCTCTTCGCTCATGGTGCATCCTGATCAATCGCGTTCAATTCCGCCTGCACATCGGCAATCCCATTCGCCGCCGCCAGCGCCTTCACCCCACCCTCGCGGGAGAGCTGCCCGGCCCCCGTCAACGTCGCAATCGCCTGCGCCTCCTTCAGCCGGTCATCGGCGGACAGCGGATACCAACGCGGCCACCGCAACGTCAGCCGCGGCATCACCGGCACAGTCGGAAACGCCTCGCCCATCACCGTCAACGGAAACTTGGCGGACGCCTGCACCACCATTTTCAGCAACGGCAAAATCCCGCCATCGCCATAGGAAATCCGCAAATTATCCGCGAGCCAGATCAGACCCTGATTCATCAACTCCAACGCCCGGCCGGATTGCGCCGTCGTCAATTTCTCCGGGCTCGCCCGATTCCCATGCACCGCCTCCAGGGCGAATTCCCGCAACGTCCGCACATAGGATATCACTGCTTCGCAAGCCGTCCCGCCAATTTCCAACAGCTTCGCATCACCGCGCTCGGAAACCACCAAGGCATTGCCTGCCCCTTTCACAATCTCCAAATCACTCGTCGCCGGCTCCTTGATCAACAAGGTCGGATCGGAACTATATTTCAGCCCCCGCCCGGCCTGGCTCAGCTGATAATCAATCTCTATGCAGGTCTCGATCGCCGCCCGAAACGTACACGCCCCATCCACCGCATCGCCGCCCGGCAGATTGCGGATCCACACAATCGGCACAAACCCCAGCCCATGCACCACACTGCGCGCCACATCAGGTACCGGCCCGGCCAGCGGATCATTCACCGCCCACGGCAAAAACCACGTCTCTGCCTCGGCATCCCAAACCCGCTGAAACCAATAAACCGTTCCGATATCAACACCATCATAGCCCTGCGCCGCCAAATCCGCGCCGGAAACCTTATACATTTCCGTGACCCGGCTGAGCGTATCGGGTGCCGCCGCATCCCACACCGGCGTCAGATACAAACTATCCAACACCGAAAAAAACACCCGCCCCCGCAGCACCCGCATCAACAACGCGACAGACCCAACCGAGCCCCGTATCGCCGCATCGATCATCACTTCATTCAGCCGCGTCTCCCGCATCAAATCGGCAAACACATTCGCCAAATCCGCGTCCGCGCAATCAACCGTCGGAAAATGCGCCGCGCTGAACAACAACGCCACCGAATCCTCCACCACAATCCGGCACAACCCATACCGAACAGACGGCCGTCGCATCCTCAGCGGCACATACTCGCCCGCCCCGTTGCGCTCTTCATGAAATTGATACGGCAGCCCATCATAAATCGTGCCGTTCAACACCCGCGCCAAAATATCCAGCCGCCGCACCCGCGCCGGCAACGCGCCATCCTCCGGCACCGTCTCGCAAATCGTCTCGAACATCGTGCCTCGCTACTTATAAGGTTCAGCGCCCAATCATCGGAATCGTCATCATCCGTGCCGGCTGACCGCGCGTCGTCGCCATCGTGTTCACGGCGCGGGACAGCGCATCAACCTGGTCATCCTTCGCCGCCCCCGGAAACGCCGCCAATTCACTCAGAAACGCATCGTTCCATGGTGCCGCCACCAACGCGATGTTCCCGCCATCAATCTGCGTCGCCGCCAGATGCGCGCGCAGTTCCTTGTTGCCCCGCTCCGGCGTCGCATGAACGTGATACGCGCTCATCTTCGCCCTCAAATCCGCCACCTGCGCCACGCCCGCCTGGCCCGGATCCTGCGGCAGCGCCACCATCGTCGCCGTACCATCCGTTTTGGCGGCCCCGATAATCAGCGCCTCAATCTCGCTCGGGGTCCCGCGCCGCCGGATCACATCCAGCACCACCAGCGCCCCATCGGCCACCAGCCCCAGCTTCAACCCCACCGTAAAATCCGGGTTGGTCCCATGCCCCGCCGCGGTCGCCGCCAAATCCCAGGCGCGGATCGCCCGCACCACCCGCGGCGCCTCCGCCAGAATGCGGATATTTTTCAAATTGAACATCGCCGCACCCGGCGGCTGCGGGTTCTGCTGATACATCGCCAGGAACGCCCGCTCGCCCACCTCCAACTTCCGTCGCGCCAGCGCCCGTTCGTCCTGCCATTCCGGCCACAGCGCGGCACCCTCCGCGCGGCCCAGCGCATCCCGCCCCGTGCTCAGCGCCGGCAGCTTCAAACACGTCCAGTCTTCGCTCGCCTCCATCAGCCGCCCGGCCAGGTCCCTCTGGTGCCAACGCGTCATCATCAGCACAACGCGCCCATGCGGCTTCAACCGCGCCGTCAGCTCCGCCCGATACCAATCATAAAGCGCATCCCTGGCAACTTCGCTTTCCGCCTCGGCCCAGGACTTGATCGGATCATCAATCAGAATCAAATCCGCCCGCCGCCCGGTAATCGGCCCGCGTACCCCCGCGGCAAAATATTCCGCGCCGCTTTCCAGAGAAAACTCCCCCGCCGCCCGGCTCTGCGCCCGCAATTTCAACCCCAGCGCGTCGCCATGCTCCACAATCACCGCCCGCGCCCGCCGCCCGAAATACGCGGCCAAGGACGCCGTATGCGCCGTCGCGATAATCTGCTGCCCCGGATGCTGGCTAAAAAAATACGCCGGAAACAATACCGACCCATAGGTCGACTTCGCCGCCCCCGGCGGCATCTGCACCATCAGCCGGTCACAACGCCCCGCCGCCACATCTTCAAGCTTGCTGATCAGCAAACGATGATGCGCCGCCGGCGCCAAATCCACCGCCGCCAGTGCCATCGTGGCAAAGCTTAAAAACCCTGCCTCAAAAGCCATTTATATGAAGAACTACCCGTCTGTTCGCACGGTGGACCAGTATGTCAAAATCTATAGATCAAACTGGGGCATGTGGGCAATAGAAAAATAACGGTGCGTTAGAAAAAATTCCCAGTCTCAAAACCCGTATGCCACCCCGAACATCGAGTTGATCTGCAATGTCGAGCTCAACGGCTCATACAAACCCGCCGCCCCCGCCTTCGACCCCGTATAGTTATAATGCGTCACCCCCAGCCCGGCGAAAGCGTGCCAGGAATGGTCCAGCCGGTAATCCGCATCCAACCCCACGCGCTCTTCGGCACTGGTGCCAAAATCGCCCGAGAAATTCTCGGATGGCGCGTTGATCGTCCCGCCAATCACCGCGAACCCCTCGGCGGAAGCGCTCAACACCAAAAGCGGGTTGGGCGCCACGTCAAACCGCAAGCCGCCGCCAATCAAACCAGCCTGATAAAACTCGCCCACCCCATCCGGACCGCCGACATTCCTGTACCAGTTCTGATACCCGCCCGCGACATAAGGGATCAGCTCGCCGCTCCCCCCCATCGGATGCCCCAGGCCCAGCCGCACGATCGCCGTGTTGTAAAACGCATGGTCATCCGCCTGGTAAGGCGTTCCCGCCGCATTCTGCAAATTGCCATGGTACCGCAGAAACCCGGCGCTGAAATCATACCCGGCATCCGTATACAAATCCGGCAGCCCAAAATTGCCGAACGCCGAAGGGATCAACGCGCTCGCGCTGACCGATCCGCCCACCAACCCGCCGCTTTCCGTATCCTGCGGCGCCACCGACTCATCATATGCCCCATAACCGCTTGTCAGCCCCAGCCTTACGCTGGTTTCGGCCGCGGTGATCGCCCCGCCAGCCGCCCGCGCCGCCTGGCCATGCAAGGCCAGAACGCAAACAGCAATCCCAAGGCGGCGCCAGCCAAGCACACCAAAACTCCCATGAACAAAACCACATTATTTTGTAACAACATCGTGACCGGCGTAAAAGCGCAAAAATGTCACAGTTATCCACAATAGAGTCACCGGATCAGTCAGGCAGCGCTTAAAGCCTTTTCAATCATGCTCAGCCCGGCTTCATGCCAGCGCTGCACGGATTTGTGATCCGCCCCCAGCAACGTCGCCAAACGCCGCCAACTGTATAAATGACGGCCCGTCAGCGGATGCACCAGCGCCCGGGCCCCCACAATCCGCCGCAACACGTAGGATCCCTCGGGAATCAGGCGCAACCACCCAAACGCCACATCCATGTTTGAAATCGCGGCGGCGGAGGGTGCCGGCGGCCGCAGCGCCGGCGCTTCCCAGCCATAAGCCTCCAGCGCGGTGTGAACAATGTCAAACCGCATCGCCCGCATATGCGTCGAATACCCGCGGGACGGCATCGCCAACAACGTCGCCCCCGCCTCCTCCAGCCGCCGCAAAATCGCCGCCGCATCCATCACCGCCGCCGGCCGCTCCAGCGCCACTGTCCCGGCATTCCGAATCCCGGAGCCCAAAACATCCCCGCGCTCCCGCGCCCGAATGTGAATCGCCATCACTCCCGCCCCGGATACGCGGCATCGGTCAGCAAGCCCCAGGTGATGGGATGCCCCGCCGGCAGCGGCCCCCGGTTCGGATCGTCGGAAACCAACCGTTCCACCCGCGCCACCGCCACCCGCGCCGGCGCCGCCGCCCGCAACCGCCGCCCCCGCTCAATTACCGTGTTGCGGGACAGGCCAAGCGTCTCGCCAATCCGCGCCCAACTACATCCCGTCGCCCGCATCGCGCAAATCGCATTGTCCGCCGCCTGCGTCCATTCCCTGGCCTGTGGCATCACCATCTCCCTTGACTGATGGCAGATTGTTAGAATATCTAACTTGTCATGTCAAGAAATACTAACATGGCGCGCCACGAAACTCCGTGATATGACCGCTTCATGGCCGTTAAGAAACAAACCCAAGTCGAATCCGTCGGTGCGCGCATCCGTGCGCTGCGCCTCGCCGCGAACCTCACCCAGGACGAATTCGCCGCAAAACTCAACGTCTCTCGTTCCGCCATCGCCCAATGGGAAACTGACCGCGCCGGCCAGGTCCGCGATAACATGGAACGAATCGCAAAGGTCTTGAATACGTCCCTCGGTTATCTCGTCTCCGGAGAGGCTGGGTCGCTCCTGGGTGATGAACTGGCCCTCATGCGCCTTTACCGCGCCTGCTCGGCGGAAGACCGCCGCCTCTTGCTGATGACGGCCAGGCGCCTCGCCCGCAGCTAACCAAAAACAACCTTACGCTTCACAAACAAGCACCACCGCCCGCCTAGATTATCTGACCTTCTGTTTGCTGGAAAGGGCCTGTCGGCCTTAACACCCGCAACTCCCTGTAAACCCCGCCATCTCGCGAAAAATGCGGGTTGTAAAACGGATCGGCCGGCAGAACATCCTTATATCTCTGCCGCATCACCTCATTCTCAAGCATAAACCGCGCCACCTTCGGCTCGGCAAAATCATCGCCGCGGCTGATGCTTTCATGGTGCTCCGCCACCGCATCCGGTACCATGCAAATCTCCCACCCCGCCGCCGATAATTTCAAGCACAGGTCCACGTCATTGAACGCCACCGGCAAATCAACCTCGTCAAACCCCCCCACCGCCTCAAACGCTGCCCGGCGGACCAACATGCACGCCCCCGTCACCGCAGATATCCACTGCGTCGCCGTCGCATGCATCATATACCCATGCGCCGCCGCCGCCACGCCTCGGAACGCATGGTCGGCAATCCCGCCCACCCCCAGCACCACGCCCGCATGTTGCACAGTCGCATTGGGATAAATCAGCTTCGCACCCACCGCCCCCAGCCGCTCATTCACTAGCAACTCATCCAGCATCACCCGCAGCCAATGCGGCTCGCTCACAAACACGTCATTATTCAGGAACAACAGATAATGTCCCGCCGCCGCCTTCGCCCCGATATTATTGATCCGCGAGTAATTGAACGGCTCCGCAATCCGCACAATCCTGGTGTTCGGCATATTACCCTGCTTGGCGCAAAACCGCTCCGCCTCGGGTGAGACGGACCAGTTATCGAGCAACAAAATCTCGTAATCCACATCCTTCGTATGGGCCCGAATCGCCGCCACGCATTTCGCGGTCAGATCCACATGCTCGCGAAACGGAATCAGAATGGAAACTCGCGCCGCCTTCCGAACCGCCGCCGGCGGCCGCCACGTCACCCGGTAACACGTCAATCCATCCCGCGCCGCCACCACCGCCGGCAGCTTCCGCCGCTTCAAATGCGCCGCCACCGCCTGTACGCCCGCCCCCGGCGCCAGCGGCTTCGCCCCCGCCCCGGCAGCCGTGGAGGCGGCGGTCTTCCGCCAATGATACAAAACCTCCGCCACATGATGGATTTGCGCCGGTTTCACATGCTCGCACACACGCAACAAAAAATCATGGTCCTGCGCGCCATCAAACGCGCTATCGAGCATCCCCACCTCATCAAACAACGCTCTCTTCACCATCACAAAATGGCAGATGTAATTGATATCCAGCAGAAACCGATAATTGAAATCCGGCTTGAAATGCGGCTCGGAGAGTCTGCCAGACCGGTCGATCTTATCCTCATCCGAATACAACAGCCGGGCCCCGGTCGCCGCTTGCGCCCGCACCATAATCTCCAGCGCCGCCGGCTCCAGAACATCGTCATGGTCAAAAAACGCGACCAGCTCACCATCCGCCGCCCGGATCGCCACATTGCTCGCCGCCGCAATCCCGGCATTCTTCGCCAGATACACCGGCTTGATCCGCGGGTCGGCTTTCGCCAATCGCGCCATCACATCGCGCAACGCCGGGTCGCCGCTGGCATCATCCACCAGCAACAACTCCCAGTTCGGATAGCTCTGCGCCCGCACCGAATCCACGGCACCCAGAAAATCCTCGATCGCCGGCCGATACACCGGAGAAATCACCGAAACCAAAGGCGCCGCCGCCGGCAACGCGCCATACCGCGCCGCCGCCCGCGCCGGCGCCAGCGGCAAAGACTCCGCGGCCCAACGCGCGTAATCATCCACCGTAAACCGCGCCCCCGGCAACGCCGCCCGCAATTCCCGGCGCAGATGATACGCAAACGCAAACAATTCATCCGTCCGGCCAATTAGCGCGTTAATCCGGTCGCGCTCGCCATCATCGGGAAACACAATTTCCAGCGGGCTGCCCTGCACCTCGTACCGCCCGGGCATGATGTAAAACCGCAACACCGCCCGCCGCCCCCGCCGCTGATCGGAAGACGGCGGGTACGTAAACCCGCACGCCGCATCGGAATTCAACGCGCTCGCCACATCGCCGCGATATTGGTCCGCCAGCAATTCCGCCACCGGCTGGCCGGACTCAGTCACCAGAATGCGCAACCCGCCGGTCTTGGTCTTCGTCCGGTCGTCAATACTCAGCGCC